ACGTTGGGCGGCAAAACTTGCTTGGCTACCTTAATGCAAATATTTATACCCATTTCACCGCTGGCAATATCTTCAAGCGCTGCCCGTAATTTGCTTATTTCCTCTGCCGCATCAAAGCATCTGCATTGCAGTTCATGGCTGCTTTCGTTCGAACTTGTATTGGCTAATCTGTATAAAATATCTTGCATTTTTTATCCTTTGAAAATTGCCGCCCAACCCGGCGGTGAAGCGGGACTGCCGCAGAAGCGCGTCAGCCCCTTACCTCACACGTTGGGCATCATCGGGTAGTCATCAGGATGTGCTAACGCAGCCCTAATTTTGGGCAAGTTCAAATAGCCGCATTCAGTGCGATAAATTTCAGGGTCAAGCCTGATCATTTTTAGCAATTCATCTGAGTCGCTGCATTCTTGCCTGAATGCCTCTTCGACAACCTGACATTTTGCCAGCGTTTCATCAATGGTCTTAATATCCTCTGCTTTATAGACCAGCAGGCCCAATCCTGTATTCAAGAGGGACTGCCCCTCCGCGTGTTCTTTATCATTCACTTCAGTCTGGTTGTTCATTTCTCTGTTATTCTTTCTCTATGGGGCAGCCCCTTATGCTTTCTAAATGTGCCGCTCAACCCTGCCACAAAATTCCACAAGCACAGATCGAGCCCGGTAAACAGATCAGCGGATACAGGTTGCGCAGCTTGTTCTTGCCCTTCTGCTTTTATGCGCTCTTTCCGCGCATATTCTGACGCGATTTTTTGAGCGTAGCCGTGGGTGAGTTTGTATTTTTTGGCCAAATCCGCCGAAGTCATGCCAGCCTGGTAATCGGCAATGATCCGCTGATTTCGTTTCGCGTGTTTTAGGGGTCTTCCCTTAATTTTCATGATTATTTCCAAACAATTTTTGATTTAACTTCCAACCTGCAAGTACCTTCGTCAATATCCGTTTTTGTGCTGCATGGCGCACCCAAAACCCACGGTTGCCACCACTCTGTTAATAATTGCTGCGTCGTTGCTGTTGGCATGTAAGACATCAACAGAGTGAAGAGCAATTTACGCATTTCAGTGATACACCAACCATCGCGTAAAAATTAAACTCAGCACAACCAGCAATAAGATGCCTGAAAACTCCAGTATCAGCCTGGCGATAGGCTTGCCGGTGCGTATTAGTAAATAATTTATACGGTGCAAGAGGCTCATTAAAATCCTTTCCAGGTTAAAACAAGGGCGACCAAAAAAATAATTACCAAATTCCAGATGCCTATATTTTTTATGAAAAAGTTTTTCATGCTGTAATCCTTTCAGTTGGCTTGCAGTAAACAGATAACGGAACAGTGCGGGCTTCCAGCATCGAGAGCGAGATCATGATGGCTTTGGTTGAGCTATCGGCGATGACTCTGTGCATGAGCCGCGTGTCCTGGTAGATGGTGGTGACCATGTATTCGCGCATGGTGGTCATTCCGCGTTTGCGCAGAGCAACCCTGCCGCCTGTATCAGGGAGAGCGTATCTTCGTCGTCTTCAACATAGATTTCATCCAGTCGGTCACCGGCCATTTCGGTGGCGATGTCGTGCAAGTTTTCGGCGTGTTGTTTGGCTTCTGCGCGCAGTAGCTCGCTAAGGTTGGGTGAATTTTTAAGCCAGTCGATACAGCCTGCTGCTTGTGCGATTTTGTGGGCGGTTTCTAAACGTGTTGGCATAATTTCCCCTGTTTTTTGCGCAGTGCAATCGCCGTGCCGCGTAGCGCAATTCGCAGGCAGGGCGCTGTTAATGCTTTTTGCAGGCTGACCCCAACCCGACGCAGTTTGCTGGCCTTGTAGGCTGCGCGGAATTCGTCGGCGGTGGGCTCGGGGTGGTTCATGCGGCCAGCGCTTTAGTTAATTCGTCATCAAGCTGCGCCTGGTGGGCTTCCACCTCGTTGGCATGTGCTAGCAGATTGTTGGCCAGCGTGCGCGCCTCGGCGTTGGCGACACCACTGCTGGTACGCTGATATTAGATCTGGCTGCTGCGACTGAGGTAAGCTCACGGCCTGATTAAATAACTTGCTACAAGCCCATTGTTCTTTATTAAATTTCATTGTTTTCCCCTTTATCATTTTGGTGGTACCGGCAAGATGATCTTTGCGGCTTGGGTGAAGTATAGAACAGCTAAACATTAAATGTCAAGTATGACTAAACTTTAAGGTAAAATAAAAGCCACAGGGGTTTCCTGTGGCTTTTATTAGGGGTATGAGATGGTAGATATTAGGTTGAATGAAACGGACGTTGCGGAATCTCAGCGCGAGTGGCGTATCGGTCGCAACCCTCTTTTAAGAGGGCTGATGGATGAGTTATCGTTACGAGTTGAAGCTCCCTGCATCATGGACGGTAAGTCTATTTTCCTGCCAGGCCGTGCCGGTGGTGTCGCTAAAATATTTACCCATCGAGGCGGTATTCTGATCGCTGAGGAGGAATACCTGCCAGCCGAAGGCGGGGCTGCGCAAGTTGAGCAGCAGGCAGCCATCAGCCCGTATGCCGAAATGCACTGCAGCATCTTCTGTCGTTGGGACAAGATCATCCGGCATCATTTGCACCGCTGGCTGGGCCTGCGCTCTAATTGCGCCTAGCGCCTGAATAAGTTCATCCAGTTGTGCCGCGGTTAACATGCTGCATGATTCAAAAATTGATTTTAGATTGTCATCGGCCATATCGTCGAGGGGACTCAATGCTTCCAATCTCTAACGTCTATTGGCTCAACATTGAATCTCTTCATTTTTGGATCATAGTCCAGGTAACTATCAAGCGAAAATGTATAGTTTCCTGGGGGGATATTTCTAATGCTGGCCGGCCATAATTCGCGTGTCTGTATCGGTTCGCCAGCTTTATTGTATCCAGTTATTTTTATTTGAACCCCTATTGGGTTGGTGCAGCTATTTTTTAAAACAGCAATGCCTTTCATAAACATACATTGCCTTGCCGAGCATTCATTTTGAAATCCAGCTTGAAATGATTTTATGGTGATATCTGCAATTGAGCAGCCTAATGTATAGGGTACATTTATAATCAAAAACATACAAAATGAAATCAAAATAAGATTTCTGCGCATAACCTAGTTACCCTTCAAAAGTTAAATTTAAGCTGTATTTGCAGTTGAATTATATTACTGTGTGCCGTTTTTATTGTCTTGTTTCGCTGATTTGATGAGTTCAGCATACGAACTCCCTTCGTGGGTTAATTTTGTGACCGCATATGGAGGTAGTTTTTCTGCTATTGCATATAATGCCTCAAGATCAGGTCGATAACTACCGTCTTCACAATAAAGCCAGTCAAGCTTGAAGTGGTGCTTCTTTTTGAGAAGCATCATTCTTTCAACGGGCGGGGTAACAATATTATTTTCCCATTGAGATACCATCCCTTTTGTAACCCCGCAAATTTCCCCTAGCTGGTCTTGATTAAGACCGCTTTTCTCCCGAATGTCTTTTAGCCGCTCACCTGTTGTATTCATGCTTGAAGTATATAGGCTGGCTAAACACATTTGGTTTAGTGATACTTGACTTTTAATGTTTAGTAGCATTAAACTATCGTCCTATGAATATTTCAATAAAAGAAATTGCAGATCGTGTTGGTGGCGTAGTTGCTTTGTCCAAGGCTCTCGGTTTGTCACGTGGGGCCGTATCCCAATGGGCTCGAGTGCCCACTGAAAGGGTTTTGGCTGTTGAAAAGCTGACCGGAATTCATCGCGAAGAATTGCGCCCCGATGTGTTTGGAAATCCTGTTGAATCCGATCACAACCAAACCAAGGAGGCCGCGTGATGCAGCAAGAATTTGGCCTAAATGTTTCCGGCTGCTTCCTGCGCAGCAAGATTGGCGAATTGTTTCCGTGCCTCGGCATCGATCTTGTAGCCACGGCTGATGCACCAAGCTGGGAAGGTTTTCGGGTCTATGAATGCGCGAACGGTGATGAGTCCGATTTGATTCGCGGACTTCTCGTTGGCTTCGGCTTGATTGAGCCAGGATGCGTAGGTTCGCGGAAGTTTGAAGGCGTCTTCCATGATCGCCATGATGGCTTCGTATTCTTCGCTCCGATACCAAACCATTCCAGCGATTTTGGCGGGTTGATTCATGGGTAGCCCTTTCGTGATTGGTGGTTGTGTGAGAACTCCATCCTATCACGGCTGCGGATGCCCTTCTTTTTTGAGGATTATGTGATGAAAAATTATTCATATCGTGTCTCTACCAGTTTTGCGCTCGACCTCCCTTAGTCATCAGGGCGCAAGCGGCATTCAGTCTTTGGGTGCCGCATCTTTTTTGCAGTGGTAACAGATTAACGTGGTAAGGGCCACGTTAAAACGTGATAGAAATGGGAGGCATTACGTGAACGTTCAAGATGCAGCATACATAACAGGGCAGGAATATCCCGGCGGTTGCGCAGCGCTAGGCCCACGCGTTGGGGTGAGTGGCGCAGTGCTTGCCAATAAGTTAAACCCCAACATCAATACCCATCACCTCACAGTAGCCGAGGCCATGCGCATTATGATGTTGTCAGGCGATGTGCGCATACTGCATGCCATGGCTACCGAGCTGCACCACATGGCTATCCCGCTACCAACAGTGGCCGAGGAAGATGTGATGCACGCCATGACTAAGACCATCGCAGAGTTCGGCTCATACCTCAAGGCAGTGACCGCATCGCTTGAAGATGGCCGAGTGACCAAGCTTGAGTTGCGCCACATCAACAAAGAGATGGGCGACCTCATGGCCCACGCCGGTTACCTGATGTCGCTACTCGAAGCCAAGGAGCGCAACCATGAGCGATGAGATCGACATCGCCAATGATCGCGCCGAGCAAGACCTTGCCCGTGCTATTGCAGCAGCGCGTGGTGAGATCAAGCCAGGCAGTGAGGGTGACTGTGACCTATGCGGCGAGCACACCCTGCGCCTGATCAATGGCGTCTGCTCCCCATGCCGCGACAAGCACGGCCTCGCATGATGATACACACAACCCCACCCATAAACCCCGCGCCCCTGCGTATTGAATCGGCGGCATCTGCACACTCAGTTGCATTAGTTGCAACCCGCATGCAACCACCCCGTCCACCAGTGAAAAGGTACTCCCTGACACTTCCCATTGCGGGTACGAAGCGACGCGTAAAAGGCTTAGGTTTTGAGTTTGCAAACTTGGTCAACTTGATGGGAGTCCCATGCTAACAATTAAGCTGGAAGGGTTTGATGAGCTTAAGCGAAACCTTGAGGGTATCCGTAATGGATTGGGTGAGCAGGTTGCAACGGCGGCGCTTAATAAGGTTGGCAATAAAGCACGTACAGAAATGAAGAGAGCGATTTCTCAGGAATACAATTTGAATGCGGCAGAAGTTAACAGCAGACTCCGGCTTTCTAACGCAACAAAATCAAATTTGTCTGTAACGCTTGATCCATTCGCATCTTCAAAAAAAGGACGGGCGCTTAATCTTATACATTTTCTGGCCGCTGTTCAGGCGGCAGGCGGTGTGCGTAAGGTGCGCGGAATTAAAGGAGTTTCAAAATCACAATTAAAACAACTTGGGGTACAACTCGGATTTCTGATTAAACGTGCGGGTGGAATTAAATCTCTGGCTGGCGCATTCATTGGGAATCATGGCCGCACAATATTTATTCGGGAAGGTAAAGGACGATTGCCAATAAAACCATTGTCCACAATCGATGTGCCGCAGATGTTCTCAGCTCGAAAATCAATTGATCGTGTTACCCAGGTGATTCAAACAGAACTGCCGATTGAATTTGATCGGGCTCTCAAACTTTTGCTGGATCGGTACAAATGAGCTGGCAGAATTACGATGATGCCGTCTCGCAGCTGCAAAGCATCGGCCTGATCATAGACGGGCCGCTCAAGCTGGCGACTGGTAAGAAGTCGGTGCGCTGCAAGGTGAGCGGTGAGGGTAAAGAAAAACGCGGGTGGTATCGGCTGTATGAGTGGATCACGCGCAGTGGCGAGAGGTTCATCACCGGCAGTTATGGTATTTTTTATGGTGATGAAAGCAACACCTACAAGATTGAGCTCACCAAAGAATGCGAAGCCTGCCATGCGCAGATCGGGCTGAAGGAAAAAACCTGCCCGAGTTGCGGCGAGTCCAGCTTTAAGAAGCGCGAATTTACCGACGAAGAAAAAGCCGCCTTCAAGGCCCGCATTGCCGAAGACAAGAAACGCGCCGAAGAAGATCGCATGGCTGAGATTGAAGCCAAGGCAAAATGGGCCACCGCCGTGTGGCGCGCCTGCCGCGAAGCAGCGCCTGGCGAACACGATTACCTGGTGCGCAAGGGGCTCACCGGCACCGGCGGCGCGCGCATCTTTGAAAGCAACGACGGCATCATGCTGGATGGCGACAAGGAAGATTGCGCCAAGGCCTACAAATACCTGTCGCTATTCCACGGCGCACTGGTTGTGCCGCTGTGCGATGAGCGTGGAACAGTATTCGGCCTGCAATTTATCCTCTCGCGCCAGATCCACGGCGAGCGCATCCGCTCAACCGGCCGCGACAAAGAATACTGGCCTGCTGGCATGGGCGTCGAGGGCAACTACTGGCTCATCGGCGGCACACCGCGCGGAGTAATGCTGGAGGCAGAAGGTTTTGCCACCGGCCTGCGCCTGCACGAAGCCACCGTCCTGTCGGTTGCCATCGCCTTTGCCGCCAACAACCTCGGCCCCGCGGCCAAACAATTATCGAAACGCTTCCGCAAGCGCGTGCGCAACCTCATCTGCGCCGATGACGACTGGCTGCAAAAGTGCCGCGAGTGCGGGAAATATACCGCCGTCACCACAGAAAACTGCACCCACTGTGGCAAGCCGCACGGCAAAAGCAATGCCGGCATCACCCGCGCACAAGAAACCGCCATCGCCGTAGAAGGCTGTGCCTGGGTAATGCCCAAATTCAGCATCGAGCGCCCCACCGACAAAAAAGGCCCCACCGACTTCGACGACCTCGCCGCCGCCGAAGGCATACAGGTCGTCACCGCGCAGATCGAAGCCAAACTCGACGAACTCGGATGGCGCGAGCGTTCTGCCCCTGCCTTGGCACAGGGTTCCCCGCGCGCGGGGGATACACAACAGGGGGGCGGGGAGCGCGCCACATTAAAATCAATGCTCACTATCGATGAGGCAGTAGAGCGCTTTGCACTGGTCTATGGCGGGAAGAGCACAATTTTTGATTATCAGGAACACATCCTGGTACCCAAGGCAGATGTGCTCGACATCCTGCCTGAGCATGGCTGGCGTGATCTGCGTGCGGTTAAGCGCGTGGTGCGCATGGATGAGGTGGGCTTTGACCCCGCATGCACCGATAAACAAATCCTGTGCAACCTGTGGGGCGGATGGCCCACCGTGCCAAAGCAGGGACACTGCGAAAGCCTGATCGAGCTGCTCGAATACCTCTGCAGCGAAGAGGAAAATTATCGTGTCGTTTTTGAATGGGTTATAAAGTGGATCGCTTACCCAATTCAGCATCCCGGCGCAAAAATGCGCACCGCGCTGATATTCCACGGCCCGCAAGGCACGGGTAAAAATCTATTTTTTGAAGCCGTCATGGCGATCTATGGCGAATACGGCCGCATTGTTGACCAGGCGGCGATTGAGGATAAGTTTAACGACTGGGCCAGCCGCAAGCTTTTAATGCTGGCTGATGAAGTTGTTGCCCGGCAAGAGCTTTACCACGTAAAAAACAAACTAAAAAGCTTCGTCACCGGCGAATGGATCCGCATCAACCCAAAGAACGTGGCCGCGCACGATGAACGCAACCATGTGAACCTGGTGTTTATGTCGAACGAAAGCCAGCCTCTAGTGCTGGAAAAAGACGATCGCCGTTATACCGTAATACATACCCCTGAAAAATTACCCGCTGAGTTTTACCAGCAAGTGCGTGCTGAGCTAAACAACGGCGGCATTGCAGCGCTGCATCATTACCTGCTCAACATCGACCTGGGTGATTTTGACGAACACACCAAGCCGCCTATGACTAAGGCCAAGGAAAACTTGATTGATGTAAGTCTGGATAGTGTGCAACGTTTTATTATCGAGTGGACGTCTGGTGATATCGAAGGAGCTCCATTCTGCCCGTGCCTGGGACGGCACCTATTTGCAGTGTATCGCAAGTGGTGCGACCAACTCGGCGAACGATCACCGCGCTCCGAAGCTCAATTTATCGGCCACATTCGGAACCTGCATCGCTGGAAAGCGGGCGAGTCCCTGGCGACTTTTGACACACTGAACAGCACAACAAAGAAAAACCGGAAGATGATCGTGCCGCCTGATGATTATTCATCATCTTCTTGCATCTCTGTTGTAAAAGAAGGCAAGACTCAACAATTATGGCTGACAGAATGTTTTTTCGAATTCGCCAATGCAGCTGGCTTCGAAGTATAAAACCACGGATACCACGGCATGTACCACGGCAATTACCACGGGTTAAGATGATGATTACAAAAGAAAACCACGGCAACCACGGCACTTTCTCACGTGTACATGTGCGCACATGCGTATGCACACACAGGCGCGCACACATGCGTGCATATGTGCGTAAACATGCCGTGGTATCCGTGGTATCCGTGGTTTATTAATTTATTCAAATAGTTATAAAAAATAATGCCGTGGTACATGCCGTGGTTTATTGCTGAATGCCGTGGTTTTTAAATTTTTAAGGTGAAAAAATGAAAGTTCAGGAAAAAATCGAAATGCTTGAATGCGCCGCTCTGGTGCCCTACGCCCGCAACAGCCGCACGCACAGCAAAGAGCAGATCGCACAGATCGCCGCCAGCATCCGCGAGTTTGGTTTTACCAACCCGGTATTGATCGATGCAGAAGGTGGCATTGTGGCGGGCCATGGGCGCGTTATGGCTGCTCAAAGCCTCGGGGTGGTGTCTGTACCCTGCCTGAGGGTCGATTGGCTCACAGAGGCCCAGAAAAAGGCTTACGTGATCGCGGATAACCAGATCGCTACGCAATCAGGTTGGGATGACGATGTTTTGGCTGCCGAATTATCCTCACTGCTGGCATCGAAATACGACACTAGCCTGCTCGGATTCAACATTGACACCGAGGATTTAATCGCGGAGTTGATGGAACCGTCCAAATTTGAAAAATCCCAGCCCAATAACTTCCGCGAACCGGAAGATGATGAAAGCGAATCAAACAATCTGAATAAATACCCGCTGACGGTGATCCTGGACGAAAAGGAGTTTGCCGAGTGGGATGAACTGAAGCAAAAAAAAGGATTTTCCGATAAACGATTATTGCTGGAACTGATGAGGGGTAAAAAATGATTGAACCATTCTGGGGTGGGTTGTTGTTTCATCCGGCAGCGCTGGACTATGCGGATGAATCCTGTTCGCACGGCTGCGCATACTGCTTTGCCAACATAGGGAAATCTAACCGCGATGGAAATGTAAAATCGGCGATTAACGCCCTTTACAGAAACAACGAGGATACGTTTACCAACTGGCTGTTGAAAAACGGTTACCCGATCGTCACCTCTAACCAGACAGATTGCTTTGCCACTAACAATTTGCGCAACACACGGGCGTTTTATACGCACGTGGCAGAATTGGGTACGCCGATATTCGTGCAGACCAAAGGCGGCGAGGCGGTGGGCGAAATTATCGAGTCACTGCCGAAAAAACCAGTGATCTACATCTCCATCACCATGCTCAACGACGATACCGCCAAGCGCATTGAAAAAAATGCACCGCTACCATCCGAGCGGCTGGAAATAGCGCGCTACTTTATCGAGCGCGGCTATGTCGTCATCGCCGCAATCAACCCTTGCAGCAAAACATGGCTGCCGCGTGAAGATTTTGTAGCTCTCTGTGAAAAATTTAAACAGATCGGCGTGCGCCATGTCGTGATCGAGATGCTCGACATGAGCCCAACGCGCCTACGCAAAATCAACAATGCGCGCAAAGTGCGGATGGAAACCGCTACCGCCACCATCGGCAAAGATGATCGACAATACGTGCGCGAATGCACAGAATATTTGATCCAGCAAGGATTCCTCGTCGAAAAGAAAGGGATGCCCTTCGCATCTGATTTTTATACCGATATTGAGGCCGCGCTCGGCAAGGTCATGCCATCGATGCAACCATTTATCAACGAGTGCTTCGCGCGCGAAGCGGAAACCGTCACCTTCGGAGCTTTTGCCGAATATGCCAGCCGCTACATCCCGCTAGACGTGGAAATGAAATCAAACGCCCTGCGCGGTTATTTGATCCGTTCCGGTTTTGATACATGGAAAGATAATAAATTTGTCGCTACCTTCCGCGATCTGCTCAAGATCACCTGGAATGACCACAGACTGCGGACAAGCATTCAGCGCCATAGTCTGTTCGCACCAATGATGGATGGTAAGCAGTACGTGCCAGATTCATCCGGCAACAAAATTCTTTTGTTCAACCAACCAAGAAAGGAGGTCAGCCATGAAAGCAATTCGTGAGTGGGGCGGCAACTGGTATTAAGCCGTGAAAAAAAACAGGGTATCACCGTGAGGCGGCGCCCTGCCAGATGCAGATGATCAGATGTTGATGATCCAGATTTCAGGAGTTCCATTGATGCTAACGATGTCCCGCAATACCGATCGACCCGAAGCAAGCGCGCTGATGCGCGCCTGCCTGGGGCGCTTCGCGCAGAAAAAACGATCCTTGCGCGGATTGCGTTTAGTGGCGAACTCTGTTTTTACGCCAGAAAGCACCTTGTCGAATTCGGCTTCCGGTAACCCGATACTAAGCGGGCGCGAGACAACGACGATGTGGGCTGGTGGTGGTGGCGGGCAGGTATCAATCATCGCCGTCCGCCCCCGCGTTCGCCACGCCGCGCCAAAACGCCTCGATATCCTCCACCAGGGCAACCTGGTCCGGGTAGGTGAGGGCGCGCAGTTTGGCGATAGTGGCGGGCGCATCGATCTCCCATTTTTCATAGAGCCCATCCGGTGCGGAATCCTCAAAATTTGCCAACACCGCGCCGTCGATGAGCTGCGCCGGCTCGAACCAGGTGCCGTTGCAACAATCGCGGAGCGCGTTGAGCTCCGCCTCGCTAAACCGTTGCGCGATGCGGGCGCGGCGGTTGGTCTCGGCGTAGCGGTCGCAGATTTGTCCGAGCCGCCCGCTGATGGAGTTCGCGCCCTTGAGCGCCTCGGACAGGGGTGGGTTGAGATAGATACTGGTACGTTTGGTCATGGTTGCTCCCTGGTTAATACCCGGCTTGTGCCGGGCGGTTGGTTAAATGCGCTCTTGATAATCCGGCATCTGATAAGTAGTGATATCCCAACGTTGCTCGGTGTAGAGGTCGGATATATCACTGCCATCTCTGGCACGATTATATGCAAGCGATGCATCAACATATTTACCGCTTGCATCTTTAACATGCTGGCTATGCCTGCCATCGTATGGCTTGCGGATAATCTCTATATCCTTGGTGATAGAGATAGAGCGCAGAGCGGTAAGCGGGATTATTTTGCCGATGGAGTTAATCCATACCGCATCCCCATCGATTACTTCCGCGCCGGTGGATGCTCTCCCTTTATGGTAATTGATCTCGACCAGGCGCATCACTGCGGCGAGTTGCTTGCTTGTGAGCGATGCGAGTACCTCGGCCTCTTGCGAGGTTGCATCAACAATCGCATTGGCAGTTACTGGCATATTGCCGCAGTTATTGATAGAGAGCGCGCGGCGGATTTTGAGTTGACTAAGCATTTTTATCTCCTTGTGCTTGCCGGCGGTGCCGGTAGCGGGTTCAGGTTGCCTGCCCAGGTGAGCAGGTGACACAGTATTACATAGGTAATACACCTTCGCAAGCGATTTTTAATAAATATATAACTTATTGATTTTATTTAATAAAACATGACAACCGCCACCCAATCCGAATTCGCTTCCCTCGTCGGAAAAGACAAATCTTACGTCACCCGCCTCAAGCAGGCCGGTCGGCTGGTGGTGAATGAGGACGGCATGGTGGAGGTAGAGGCAAGTCAGGCGCGCATTGCGGCCACTGCAGACCCTAGCCGGGCCGCAACAGTAGAGGCACGCCAGGCAGGCGCATCAACACCGCGCCAGCCTGCAACACCTGCAAACGATGCCATTGGCAACAGCTACCAGACCGCCAAGGCGGTGAACGAAAAGTACAAGGCACTCACGGCAAAACTTGAATACGAAAAGGCCTCCGGCAAGCTGGTAGATGCCGAAGAAGCCCGCCTGTTCGCCGCCGATCTCGCCGCCACCTTTCGCGGTGCGCTTGAGGTGCTGCCAGATCGTCTGGCGCCTGAGCTGGTGCCGCTGAGTGATACAGAAACAACGCGTGCGCTGCTAGTGGAGAGTTTTGAGCAGGTGCTGACGGATCTGGCAGATAAAATTTCAAAGTGGCAAAAAAATGACTGACCCCAGAATATTTAATTACCTGATCATGACCCTATATTGCCTCAATGCGATCTGGTGGGCATGGCATGGCAAGTGGGCGGATGCCTGCTACTGGCTGTCCGCATTTGCGATCACCGCGACCGTGACATGGGGGTATCAACATTGAACGCCCCCCTAACCCAATCCGCCCGCACCCTGATGTCCGCCGCCGCAGCCCGTGCCGTGCGCCCACGCGGCCGCCTCACCGTATCGCAATGGGCAGACAACCACCGCGTACTCTCCAGCAAGGGCAGTGGTGAGGTGGGGCGCTGGCGCACGTCGCGCAACCCGATGTTGCGCGAAATCATGGATTGCCTCTCGCTGCATTCGCCGGTGCGCGAAGTGTGGATCATGAAATCCTCGCAGGTGGGTGTAACAGAAATGTCCGTCAACTGGCTGGGTTACACCATGGAGTATGCGCCCGGCCCGGTGATGGTACTCATGCCCACGCTGGAAGCACGCGACACATGGAAGGTGCAAAAGCTCAATCCGCTACTGACCGATACCCCATGCATCCGCGACATGCTCGGTGGGCTGCGTTCGCGGGATGCGGCTTTCAGCAAGGAGCTGATCGACTTCCCCGGCGGCATCCTATTTCTGGCCGGTGGCAACTCGCCCAACAGCTACGCGCAAAAATCCGTACGCAACCTGATGATGGATGACCTGGACCGATTTCCCTCCAACGTGGGCGATGAGGGCGACCCGGTGGAGCTGGCGCGCAGCCGCGTCAAAGCCTTTATGCGGCACAAGCTGCTGTTTGCCAGCACGCCCACCATCAAGGGCGCATCGCTGATCGAGCGCGGCTATGAGGATGGCGACCAGCGCAAATACTTTGTGGCCTGCCCGCACTGCGGCGAGCGTCAGGTATTGCGCTGGGAAATGGTCAAGGCCAACGTTACCCTCACCGCCGCGCACTACATCTGCGAAAACGCCTGCATCATCGAAGAGCACCACAAACCCGCCATGCTGGAAGGCGGCATCTGGATTGCCACCCACCCCGAGCGCCGTGTGCGCAGCTACCACATCAGCGCAATCTACGCCCCCATCGGCCTCGGCCCCTCCTGGCTGGATATGGTGGTGCACTTCAAGCGCATCCACAAAGACCCCGTGCAGCTCAAAACCTTCATCAACCAAAACCTAGGCGAGCCGTGGGAAGACCAAACGGACAAACTCAAGTCGCACGAGCTGGCTAAGCGCGCGGGTGACTTCGGTATGGGCACCATCCCGCCTGGCGTGCTGGCGCTGACTGTGGGCATTGACACCCAGGACAAATGGCTGGCTGTCACCGTGCTGGGCTGGGGCGCGCCCACACAGGACAATGCCCCCGCCCGCCTATGGGTGCTGGATTGGCTTGAGATACAGGGCGACACCACCCGCCCGGAAGTATGGAACGAGCTGGAAGCCTATTTGCACAAGCCGCTGGCCAACAGCTTCGGCAAAGAAATGCGCATCCGCGCCGCCGGCATCGACTCACGCGGCCACCGCTCCGAGCAGGTAAAGGACTTCGTCATGCGCCCCAGCCTGCGCATCCCCGTGTACTCCGTACAGGGCGCGACCAACCGCATAGGACGTGCCATCGCCCAGGGCGGCAGCTACCCCAATAAAACCCGCACCGGCAAAGTCATCAAGTCCGGCTATTGCGTGTGGAACGTCGGCACCGAGCACTGCAAAGATTTCATCTTCGCCAACCTCGGCGCCGATGGCGAACGCCAGCAAAGCGAGCGCGTCTTCAATTTTCCGCAAGGGCTGGCGGATGAATATTTTGATGGCCTACTCTCCGAAGTATACGACCCCGAAAAGAAACGCTACATCCCGCGCCTGGGAGCCAAGCACAAACGTAATGAGCCGCTCGATACCGCCGTTTATGCCTGGGCAATCGGTCACCACCGTGATGTCAACATCGGCAGGGGCAGGGCAGGGCGGCCAGATCCCAAATACTGGCAGCGGCTGGAAGTGATGCTGGAAAGCGGCACAGTGGTGGAAGTGCAGGCACCCGTGCAAACTCCCGCACAACCCGAGCCCGTACCGCGCCCGGCAGAAAATAATAATCACAGCTCACGCCATAGCGAATTAATGAACCGGATCAGGGGGAGAAACAGATGAGCCGCGACATTATCAAGCGATTTATTGAAATCCTCGCCGAGGTACAGCCAAGCTTTAGCGAGTGCAAGGCGCTACAGATAGAGCAACAGCTTCGCCATGAATTTGCCGGTGATCAAGTATATATCCAGAAGCTAGAAAAAAATATTGATGCGTTAATTGCCATGCGCTTTACCGGCGACAACGCTGACAAAATTGCGCACGAGTTGCACATATCCCGCCGTACAGTTTATCGCGCATTAAAAAAACGCCGTGTCGCTGCGCGATGAAATGCCGATCGTGACCGAGTTTATCGACGAATGTCGCAAGGCTTTCGGCACGGAAATGGTCAACCAGCAGATCAAGCTAGGCATGCAGGGCGCTGAAACCTTCTACGCCCGCGAAAACGGCTATGAAGTTGGCACAAAATTCAAAGAACCAAAGATATTTTTAACAGTTGATCAGATGCGCGTGCTCACCCGCGAAGATCATGCACAGCTTGCCTTATGGAAAAATAAAAAAACGTGACACTTTTTATTGGAAATGTCACAGCCTCTTCGGTAAAACTTCGCCCTATTCTCCAGCGAGGCACGCATGGCATTTACCCAGACCCAGCTTGATGCAATAGAAACAGCAATCGCCAGCGGCGAGCTGCGTATCATGTTTGACGGGCGCGAAGTCATTTATCGCTCAATCGACGACCTGCTCAAAGCACGCGACACCATCAAGGCGTCGCTGCAAGCCTCCGGCGCCATCTCTGCCGTCACCCGCACTTCGTATGCCAGTAGAGGGCGCGCATGATGCTGCGCATCGCCCCCTCCCTAACCCTCCCCCGCGTTGCGGGAGAGGGGACAAACGTGAAAGACGTAAACCCATAATGTCTGCCCTCGATAAAGTCATCGGCTACATCAGCCCCTCCGCCGGGCTGCAACGCGCCCGCGCCCGTGCCGCCTTAAGCCTGGTAGAGCGCAGTTATGACGGTGCGAAAACAGGCCGCCGCACCAGCGGCTGGACCACCGGCGGCACCTCGGCAAACTCTGAAATCGCCCCCGCACTCACCATGCTACGCAATCGCTCGCGCGACCTGGTGCGCAACAACCCCTATGCGGCAAAAGCGATTAACTCGCTGGTCTCCAATGCCATAGGCACCGGCATCACCCCCACACTTTCCGATGGTCAAGACCTGTGGAAAAAATGGGCGACCGAATGCGATGCCGATGGTCAGCTCGACATTTACGGCCTGCAAATGCTCGCCGCCCGCACCATCCGCGAATCGGGAGAATGCCTGGTGCGCCTGCGCTACCGCCTGCCTAGCGATGGTCTAAGCGTGCCACTACAGTTGCAGGTGCTGGAACCGGATTATCTCGACAACCTGAAATATGAAAACCTGCCCAATGGCGGCTGGATACAGCACGGCATCGAGTACGACGCCATCGGCCGCCGCGCCGCCTATTGGCTCTACAAACAACACCCCGGCGAACTCGCCCCCAATCTGAACGGCCTGCTGTCCTACCGCGTGCCCGCCACCGACGTGCTGCATATTTACGAAAAAACCCGCCCCGGTCAGTCGCGCGGTGTGCCTGTGCTGGCCCCTTCCATGCTCAAAATGCGCGACCTGGACGATTACGAAGAGGCCGAGCTGGTACGCAAAGGCATCGAGGCATGTTTCGCAGCCTTTGTCAGCACCGATAATGACAACCTCACCATGGGTGATGCCAGCACTGAAACCGGATCACCCTCGCGCCGCCTGGAAAACCTTTCCGCCGGCATGATCCAATATCTCAAGCCCGGCGAGACCGTCCAGTTTGGCGCGCCCACCGGCGTACAGGGCTATAACGAATATATCCGCACCCAGCTGCATGCCATCGCTGCCGGTTGCGGCATTACCTACGAGCAGCTTACCGGCGACCTCTCACAGGTCAACTACAGCTCCATCCGCGCCGGCACCCTTGAGTTTCGCCGCATGGTAGAGCAATGGCAGTGGCTCACCTTCATCCCCATGTTTTGCCAACCCATCATGAAGGCATGGCTGGATTCTGCCGTGTTGGCAGGCAAGCTCAAAAAAGCCGATGTAGAAATTAACTGGACCACTACCAGATTTGACTGGGTAGACCCCGTGCGCGATGTCACTGGCGAGCTGATGGAAATCGCCGCTGGACTCAAGCCCTGGAGCGAAGCCGTGCGCGGTCGCGGTTACGATCCAAAAGCCAATATCGCCGAAATTTCCGCCGATCAGGAAGCATTCGCCAAAGCGGGCATCAAGATCCAACTCGATACCCTGCTGGCGCTTGGCCTCGGCGCCGATAAAGCCACCCAGCCAGACCAAACGGGCAGCCCGGCACAAAATGCCCAGCAGGCCAAAAAATCCGAGGATGAAGACTATGAGCACCGCTCAATTAAAACCCTGACCGATGCCATCTCGGCCATGTCCATGCGCCAGACCAATATCACCATCAAGCCGCCCAATATCGACATCAAACAGGGCGACACCCATGTCACCCTGCCCGAAAGCACCATAAAAGTTGAAAACACCATCCAGCCCGCCGAAGTGCGCGCTGGCAATGTGCATGTCACCAGCGCCCCGGCACAAATCGTCATGACCCATCCAACCCGAGCTGTTCAAAAAGTTGAGCGCGATGCAAATATGGAAATCGTGCAGACCGTGTTGGAATATGAATTTCCTGATAAAGAAGATTAAAGGAGAAAGCCGATGTTACTACAACGAAAGCACTATCACGATCCGGCCGGTATTGGTGTACTCGATGCGCTGACTGTTGGCAACTAAGATTGACAATGCACACAGCAATATTGCAAATTTATGGAGGCTTAAAATGAAACAAGCACAACAACAAATCGTCGTCCCTCACAAAAAAGGCGAGGCATTCAACAAAACTGGGCTGGATGCCGTGAATCTGCGCATGAGTATGTGGGTGGTAAAAGATGGAGTGGTCGGTATCCTCACTGGCTGCTCGCTCGACGGCATTGCAGAAGTCACCATGACCAAGCCGGACGGCACCAACAAGATGATGCTCGACGAGCACGACAAAGCCGTGCCTGCGACATTCTCTGCGCGTGTGGAAGACCTGCAACAGGCAACGCACGACGAGATTCCAGAAGCGCGCCGCCCGGCTGAAGAAATTTCCCTTGCGCTTGGCTACATGAAAGGTGGTGTGTAATGACTATCCTCGTCCCCAACACTGGCGAAGTCATCGCCCTGCAATATCTTACCAATAAAGTCGCCACACCAGAAAATTTGGTATACAGACTTTTTGCCACCAACGTCACACCCGCCGAGACGGATACAGCTGCCAGCTACACCGAAGCCGCTGGCGGAGGGTATGTGGCTAAAACTTTGACTGGTGCAAACTGGACGGTTACGGGTGGTGCACCATCAAGTGCCGCCT